ATCTGGCACAAAGAAATAGAGGATATTATTGTACTTAAGAATAATAAAGGAACAGAGGATAACCGTGTTCGTAAACTAGATTATTCAATCCAATTCTCCAGACTTTTCTATGAACGATTCATTAATGATGAGGAAATGTCCCTCTTCTCACCTCATGATGTTCCGGCAGTTTCTGATGCTTTCGGGCTTCCTGAGTTTGATGATCTCTACGTGGCTGCAGAACGAAATGAGTCTATTCCAAGAAAAACTGTCCGCGCTCAAGAACTTATTCTGAGTGTTCTAAAAGAACGTGCTGAGACTGGTCGTATTTACATTATGAACATCGACCATTGCAATGAACACTCCTCTTTTACGGATAAAGTTTGGATGAGTAATCTTTGTCAAGAGATTACACTTCCCACAGATCCCATTCAACATATTGATGATGCTGCAGGGGAGATTGCACTTTGTATTCTTTCTGCAATCAATGTTGGTAAGATTCGTGAACTTGATGATCTTGAAGAACTGTGTGATCTTGCAGTTCGTAGTCTTGAAGAGTTGATTGATTATCAGGAGTACCCAGTTAATGCTGCAGAACTTGCTACCAAAGCTCGCAGGTCTCTTGGAGTTGGGTACATTGGACTTGCACACTATTTTGCAAAACATGGAGTCAAGTATGATTCTCAACAAGCTTGGGACATGATTCATGAGTTGACTGAATCATTCCAGTATTATCTCCTTAAGTCATCGAATCAGTTGGCCAAAGAAAAGGGTGCTTGTACGGACTTCAATCGTACAAAATATTTTGAAGGAATTCTCCCTATTGATACATACAAGAAGGACGTAGACGAAATTTCATCCGTCGATTACAATCATGATTGGGAGAATCTTAGAACATCCATCCTGGAACACGGTCTCAGGCACTCAACACTGTCCGCACAAATGCCATCGGAGAGCAGTTCCGTTGTGTCAAACGCAACTAACGGTATCGAACCACCTCGCGGATACTTGTCCGTTAAGAAGTCAAAGAAAGGCCCACTCAAACAAATTGTTCCTCAGTATGGATCACTCAAAAACAATTATACTCTTCTATGGGACATGCCTGACAACACTGGTTATATTAACGTCGTTGCCGTCATGCAAAAGTTTTTTGACCAAGCCATCAGTGGAAACTGGTCCTACAATCCAGAAAACTACCCAGATAATGAAGTCCCAGTCTCAGTAATGGCTCAGGATCTCCTCAGAACGTATAAGTTTGGTTGGAAGACGAGTTATTATCAGAATACTTATGATCACAAAACTGATGAGGTAAAAGAAGATACCACTAAACAACAGTTGGATAAATTAGTTGATGAAATTATGAATTCTAGTGAGGAAGATTGTGAAAGTTGCAAAATCTAGTAAAGAACAGGAGTTACAAATGGTACAAGGAATGACCGTATTCAACACCAGCACCGATGTTGATACCCGCAAACAACCAATGTTTTTTGGACAACCACTAGGTTTGCAACGTTATGATCACTACAAATATCCAGTATTTGACAAGTTAACCCAACAACAACTTGGATATTTCTGGAGGCCTGAAGAGGTCTCCCTCCAAAAGGATCGTGGTGATTATCAATCTCTTCGTCCAGAACAGAAACACATCTTCACTTCTAACTTGAAGTATCAGATTATGCTCGATTCTGTTCAGGGTCGTGGTCCTGGTATGGCATTCATTCCTTATTGTTCTCTTCCTGAACTAGAGGCATGTATGGAAGTGTGGGGGTTTATGGAGATGATTCATAGCCGTTCATATACTTACATCATCAAAAACATTTATTCTGACCCCAGTGAAGTTTTTGATACAATTCTAGATGATGAAAAAATCATGAGCCGTGCAACTAATGTCACTGGTGCTTATGATGATTTCATTAATTCCGCACAAGAATATGGAACTTCTAATGCATGGAAGTTTGCACAAGAGGGTGCAGGATATTCTAGAGATGAACGTATCGAATTAAAAAGAAAACTTTATCGTGCTATCGCAAATGTCAATATTCTCGAAGGTATCAGGTTTTACGTCTCGTTCGCTTGCAGCTTTGCGTTTGGTGAACTCAAGCTTATGGAAGGATCCGCTAAAATTATCTCTCTCATCGCAAGAGACGAAAATCAGCACCTTGTCATTACTCAGAACATCCTCAATAAGTGGCGCGAAGGCGATGATCCAGAAATGCAACAAATTGCTAGAGAAGAGGAGGCGTGGGTAAATACTGCGTTTGAAAATTGCGTCAATGAGGAAAAGTCTTGGGCCAAGTATCTGTTCAAAGATGGTTCGATGATTGGTTTGAATGATAAACTTCTCAATAATTATGTTGAGTGGATTGCAAATCGTCGCATGAAGTCGATTGGACTGAAACCACTTTATGATATTCCTGCAAAGAATAATCCACTTCCTTGGACTGAACACTGGATTTCTTCTAAGGGTCTTCAGGTAGCCCCACAAGAAACCGAAGTTGAGTCTTATGTTGTTGGTGGCATCAAACAGGATGTGAAGAAAGATACTTTTGCAGGGTTCAAACTCTGATCTAAATATTAACAACAACTGAATTGAAATAAATTTTATGTCTACTCAAACCAAAATTCCGAGGGTAGTTTCAGAAGAACTACCCTCAAATCCTTTTACATTTGAAGTTCTTGCTCTTGCAGCAAAACAGAAATTAAATACAAAAAAGTCAGAAATTCTCCAAAAATATTCTGATCCATCACTCAAAACAATTTTAATTTGGAACTTTGATGAAACTATCATATCCCTTCTTCCAGAAGGATTGGTTCCTTATTCAAGTGTAGGTCAACAAAATGTGAGTTCTGGAAATTTAAGTGATAACATCCAGAGATCTGTTGAAATGATGAGTGACTTAGGTTCCAATTCTATTGGATCTCAGGATCAGGGTAGGACTTCTATCAGAAAAGAATATACTTACTTTTATAATTTTGTGAAAGGTGGGAATGATCGTCTTTCAAGTATGAAGAGAGAGACTATGTTTATTAGTATTCTTGAAGGTCTTCATCCTCTTGAGGCTGAGATTCTTATGCTTGTTAAGGATAAGAAACTACAAACTAAGTATAATATTTCTAAAGAAAATGTCTCGGCTGCCTATTCGGATATCCAATGGGGTGGGAGATCATAAATATCCTTAGAAACAGTATCTGAAAGAATATGGCCAGACAGGGTATTAATACGGGAACAAGTCCTAATGATGGATTGGGTGATTCCCTGTTAACTGGTGCTATTAAAATAAACTCAAATTTTTCTGAGATTTATGGTACTTTCGGAAATGGAACTAATCTAGTCAGTTATGCAAACACTGCTGGAGGTTTGTCTGGAACTCCAAGTATTAATGTTTATAATGTAGGAGTTGCTTCTGCAATTAATGTTGGTGCAGCTTCAACATTTCAAAAATCTGTTCATTTTGAAAGTACTCTATTAATTGGAGATACCGATGAATTGCAGATTTTTCATGACGGAAATAATAGTTATATCGATAATTCAAGTGTAGGTAACTTAATAATCCGAGATAGTGGTACTGGAATCCAATTAAAGAAGACTTCTGGTGCTTTGATGGGAGTCTTCAATAATGATGCTGGAGTTGAGTTATATTATAACGGAGTATTAAAATTCCAAACTTTCCAGAACGGAGTCGCAATTAATGAATCTGTAGGTATTGGAAGCACTGCAGGTAACCCACCATACAGACTTACAGTGAGTGGTGTGGGTGCAACTATTACTCAAGGTCTTGCGAATGCAATTGCTGATTTTACTTCTAGTGTTAATGGGTATGGTCAGGTAAATGTAAGAAACTCATTATCTGGTGCAAATGCTTCTGGTGATATTGTTGTAACTGCAAATAGTGGCACAGACACATCTAATTTTATTGATCTTGGTATTAATAACGCAGGATTTACCACAACTAGTTGGACAATTAATGGTACATTAGATGGATACTTATATACCTCTGATGGGAACCTATCAATAGGTGCAGCATCTGCAAGTAAATATCTTTCTTTATTTGCTGGTGGAACTTTAGCCGTAAATGAACAAGTAAGAGTAACTTCTACAGGTGTTGGCATAGGAACCACAAATGCAACATCAAAACTTACTATAGGTGGTGATGTGATTATTACAGGAATTACTACAGTAGGACTTGCAAATACATCGACTCCACCAAGTAATTCTCAAATGAGTTTTGAACTAACAAGTAACACAAACTTAAGAATCAAAGTTCGTGGTACAGATGGTGTGTTGAGATCTGCAGACATTACACTTGCATAATCCTAAATAGCAAGGTGTCGCAAAAGGAATATCTATGACATTAGATCTTCATAACTTTTTTAAATTTTATGATGAGAATAATGATAATCATGTAGCTGCAGTTCAATGGCTAGAAGATAATCTTCCTGCCGAATTTATGGACGATTCGGAAACTGAATGGATTGGGATGTTTAGGACAAAACCACCAACACCAGCAGTTCTTGATGTTCCATATTTCAATCAAGTAGATAACTACAGAGATGCACATAGAACTTGCAACTCTTCATCGTGTGCAATGTGCCTTGCTTTCCTTAAACCAGGAAGTATCAAAGGTGATGATGAGTATGTAAAAAAGGTTTTCGCCATTGGTGATACTACAGACCATGCCGTACAGACAAAAGTTCTTGCAGGTTATGGTATTAAATCTCACTTTAGTTATAATTTAAGTTTTGCTGATATTGATAAGAGTCTCGATAGAGGAAAACCAGTTGTTATCGGCATTTTGCACAGGGGTTCTCTTACTTCACCTACCGGTGGCCACATGTGTGTTGTAATCGGTAAGACACCAGATGGTAAAGGATACTTTGTTAATGATCCTTATGGGTCACTGAATGACAACTATACTGGTCCCGTAACAAACGGCAAAAAGACTATTTACACTAAAGCAGTTCTTAAGCACCGTTGGGCCCCTGGGGGAACAGACGGATGGGGACGTATTTTTGATTGATAACTAAGGAGGATTCCAAAATGGCTAGAATAGATTTACATAACTTCTTCAAGTTTTACGACGAGAAGAATCCCAACCATGTGAAAGCAGTTCAATGGTTAGAAGATAACCTTCCGGTCAAGTATTTGGAAGATAATATTGATTGGGCGGAGATTTATAGGGGAAAAAAGGGTAATGCGGCACCAGCATCAACACCAACTGCGGCCGCTCCTGTAGCAGGTGGTGACGATATGCCTATGACGGGTCTAAAGCTCATCAAAGAGTTTGAAGGATGTCATTTAAATGCATATCCCGATCCTCTCACTGGTGGTTTGCCAATCACAATCGGTTGGGGTTCCACTCGTAAGAAGGATGGATCCCACTTCAAACTAGGTGATACTTTAACTCAATCAGAAGCAGATGAACTTCTTATTGAACAATGTAAGAATGAGTTTTTACCCGCACTTCGTAAAATCCCACATTGGAACGAAATGTCGGATGGTAAAAGAGGTGCCCTACTTTCTTTTGCTTATAATCTCGGTGCTGGTTTCTACGGTGGCGATAACTTTAATACTATTACCAAACGCTTGAAGAATAGAGAGTGGGACATGGTTCCAGATGCGCTTTATCTCTATCGTAATCCTGGTTCAAATGTAGAAGCAGGACTTGCTCGTAGAAGAAAGGCAGAAGGTGAATCTTGGAAAAAAGGTTAACCCTATTCAAAAAAGAAAATGACTAACAAGAAAAACGAAAATGCTATGGGACAACTAATTCGTATATGTATCTTGGGTTGGTCTGCTGCTCTTCTCACCGCAAGTTATGCTGGTACTCTATCTAAGATGGATCCAACATTTATTGCTACTGTCTTTACTGCCTCTGCTGCTACCTTTGGTATTAACACTATGAAGAAAGGTGGTGATGAGGAAGATGAAAAGAAAGAAGAACCAAAAAGAGAGGAGTTTGTAGAAGCACCTCCAGAACCATCAGCACCAGAAATTGCTTCGGAAGAACCATCTCTTGAAGAAAGAGTAGAGCTTCTTGAAGGTCAAGTACAACCACGCACAGGAGCATAATGTCCAAGTCCACAAATAAGGG